AACGGGATTAAGCCCCCGTTCAATTTCATTGCCGATAAGGCCAAGTGGCTTTGGAACAAGGGTGTCAAGCCTGCCTTTGACCTGCTCAAGGCGGGTATGAAGAAGGTCTCTGACGCGTTCAAGACGGCTAAGGACATGATTGGAAAGCAGTGGTCCAAGCTTTCCGATATCGCCAAGAAGCCTATCAATTTCATCATTGATACGGTTTACAACAAGGGCATTGTTGGCGTCTGGAATAAGGTTGCCGGGGCTTTCGGCGCACCCAAGCTGAACAAGTTCAAGGGCTTTGCCACGGGTGGCATCCTGCCGGGTTATACGCCCGGCCGTGACGTGCACCTAGCGGCGCTGTCCGGTGGTGAAGCTGTGATGCGTCCTGAGTGGACGCGCGCCATGGGTCCGCAGTACGTGAACAGCATGAACGCTCTTGCCCGTAAGGGTGGCGTTGGCGCTGTTCAGAAGGCAATGGGCGGCGGTCTTCCGGCGTTCAAGGACGGCGGTATCTTCGGGTGGATCGGCTCTGCCGGTTCTGCCCTTAAGGGCGCCGGTTCCGCTGCTTGGGATGGCATCAAGAAGGGTGCCTCTTGGCTCGCTGACACGCTTGAGGCTTCCGCGCGAGCGGGTGTCAAGCATGTTGTCAACCCTCTGATTTCCATGATTCCGGGTACCGGCAACGGGTTCGGAAAGATGGTTAAGGGCATCCCGAACAAGATGGTTGATTCCATCTTTGGGTATGCCAAGAAGGCTGACAAGAAGAACGACGTTGCGCCGAACGTCAATTACAAGCCGGGTGCCGGTGTTGCCCAGTGGAAGGGTGTTGTTCTCAAGGCTCTTGGCATGGTGGGGCAGCCTGCCTCTCTCTTGAACACGGTGCTACGGCGCATGAATCAGGAGTCCGGCGGTAACCCGCGTGCCATCAACAATTGGGATATCAACGCCAAGAACGGTGTTCCGTCCAAGGGCCTTATGCAGGTGATTGACCCGACGTTCAACGCGTACGCGGGCAAGCTCCGGGGTCGTGGCGTTTGGGACCCGCTAGCGAACGTCTACGCCTCAATGCGATACGCAATGAGCCGTTACGGTTCGCTGTCTTCCGCGTACAACCGTACGGGCGGATACGACAACGGTGGTTGGCTACAGCCGGGGGCGACGCTTTCGGCGAATGACTCGGGTAAGCCTGAGCCGGTGTTCACGTCCGGTCAGTGGTCGCAGATTTCCACGCTCGCTAATCGGGGCATGGTCGGCGGTAATGGTGGCCTACAGCCGGGGGACACGCTCACGCTGTCCGTGGACGGTCGTACGACCCTTGAGGCGTACGTTGACCGGCGCGCCGATGACCGCATTCACAAGGGCCTAGTTGGTCCGGCGTCTCTCGGAAGGGTCATGTAATGCCTGATGGTGAAGACACGGCGGTTGAGGTTCCTCGTTACGAGGAGACAACCGACGAGAACGGCAACACGGTGATTATCGGGTATCCGTCGGACGGCGCTACCGCTGTCTATCCGGAGGACTCTGACACCACGTCGGACGGCTCTCCGGGCCCCGGTCCGGCTCCGTCCAACGAGGAACCCCCTCAGGGGGGCGCGTAATCGCCTAGGAGCGTTCCTAGGTTCATCTGTACCCCGGTGGGTCCCTCGTGGGCTCACCGGGGCCTAGGGAGGTTTCTTAGTGGCTTTCGTCAACCCGAACCTACTCACGGACCCGGCAGCGAGCACCTTTGAGGGTGGCACGCATGCTTGGACGGATGCGACTTCCAACACGACGCTAACGGTTGTGACGGGTCAGTATCTGTCTGGCGCCTATTCGCTGAGGTTCACGGCCAAGGCTACGGGGACCGTTCAGGCGTACTCCCCGTACGTCACGGGTATCCAAGAGGGCAAGACTTACCTAGCGCGCATTCCGGCGCGTATCCAGTCTGCTTACGCGGGCAAGGTCCTTACGGCGCGGATTCTGTTCTACGCCGACACGGGGCCTAATATCGGCTCGTTCAACTACTCGACTTCCCCGAGCGCGACTAGCACGGGTTGGGTTCTCGGGAACTATCCGGCGATTAGCGCGGTTGCTCCTCCGACTGCAACCAAGATGCGCATTGCGTTTATCGCTGACAACATCACGATCAACGACTACGTCAACATTGACGATGTGTACCTAGGTGAGGCCCCGTTCATTGCGGGCAACCTTTACGGGTATGACGTGCAGTCGGTTGAGTCGGGCATTGACGGGTGGGGCGCGTCGGGCTCTACTCCGGGCACGGTGTCTTGGGGTGTTAATCCTCGTTACGACGGTTACCGCTGTGTTGGTATCGCTGCGAACGTTGCGGGGGTTCAGTACCTCCGTACGAGCAATACGGTTCCGGTGACTCCGGGCGTTGAGTATGTGGCTGAGGGTTGGCTGTACAGCCCGGTTGCGACTACGTCTGACACGCTTATTCAGTGGTACGACGCGGGTGGGGCGACGCTTCCGGTGTCGTACTTGAATCGTTCGCTGACTGCCGGTGCATGGAACTACCGGATTCTTACTGCGGTTGCTCCTGCGGGTGCTGTGACGGCTCGTCTGTACTTCAAGCCGTACGCTCTTGCTATCGGTGACACGTTCTATCTGGACGAGGCAGCGCTAAAGCCTGCCCCTAACGCTGCCGGTAACCTTCTCACGTACGACGAGTATTCGACGGAATCCACGCTACCGGCTTGGACGTGTGATGATGCCACGCTGTCTCGTGACTACTACACGTCTACTGCTACGGACGGCCGTTATGTTTTCGCGATCCGTCCGACGAGCAACACGATTGTCAACGCAAGCCTTGACCGGCTAATCCCGGTAACCCCGGGCACGTCCTATCAGGCTCGCACTACGATCCTGCGACACAACCCGAATACGGCTGAGTCCATCCCGATTACGGCTCGTACGCGTATCAGTTGGTTTGATGCGTCGGGTGTTCTGCTCTCGGTTGATGAACCTGATCAGTTCGCAACGATCTATGACAGTGCAGCGTATGCAGGAATCTTGGTTGCCGAGACTCGTACGGCTCCCGATGGGGTAGCGTTCGCGCGGTTCGGTATGGAAATTGACCACTCGAACACCCCGGCTGATTTCTACTACGCCGATAAGATCCAGTTTTACGTGTCCGATCCGCTCTATGAGCTGTCGGTTGACGATGACTCGGGCTATGTTCGGTTGCTGCTGAATTACCTACCCCCCTCGTCTACGAACACGGTGACTATCTACCGGGTTGACGAGAACGGCAAGACTGCCTTTCTGCGGGGCTACGGGACCGAGTATGACGCGGCACCCTACACACAGGGTCCCATCCTCGTTGAGGACTATGAGGCACCCCTTAACACCCGCATTTGGTACGCCACTGAGTGGCGCAACGGCAGCACGTTGACGGCTCGTATGCTCACGCAGACTGTTACGGCCCCGGTGTTGTCGGATGCTGATTACGTGTGGTTCAAGTCTCCGGGCATTCCGGCGCTGAACACGACGGTCATGATGGAAGCTCCGATCAAGTGGTCTCGTGAGGCACGGCAGGCGCTATACGCGATTGTCGGTCGGCGTAACCCGATTGCCATCACGGACGCTCGTCAAGGTCGTAAGGCGAGCCTGTCTCTCCTCGTGTGGGACGAGGCGAGTAACGCGCTCTTTGATGCGCTGCTTGATACGGGCCTCACGGCTCTCGTTCAGGCTATGCCGGGTTACGGCGTTAACGGCAACCTGTACCTCTCCATTGGTGGGGTTGAGGTTGAGAGCGTCACGAACGCTGCGAACATCCCGGGTTGGCGTTGGACGCTTGAAGTGTCTGAGGTTGACCGCCCGGCCGGTGGCCTACAGGGCTCGTCTGCGGGTACGTGGCAGACGGTCATGGATAACAACATGGCTTGGTCTGACGTGTTGGGTGGTTACGACGAGTGGTCAACGGTTCTCACGAACCCCTAGCAGATCCTGAATTCAGTAACTGACCTGAAAGGGGGCAGAGTTGCTAAGCGTTAGCGCCAAGTGGGCGCGGGCGCTGACGACGAGCCACGGACTAGTGAGCAAGGTGAATGCCCTTTACGGCGGGTCTCTCGTCGCTGAGGGCATTCCCTTTGTCAGCGGTTCCGTGAAGGTGGATAGGGGCAGTGAGACACGGCGCTCACTGTCCCTCACCGTTGCTGACCCTCGTCAGTTCCCCCGGGCTGAAACCGACTTGTTCGGGGTGTACGGTCAACAGCTCTACGTCGAGCGGGGAATTCAGTATCTCGACGGCTCAACCGAGTCCGTTCCGCTAGGTACTTTCGTCATCACGAACGTCAGCGGTGACGTACACACGGGCCCGCTGTCGATTGAAGCTGCGGGGCTTGAGATCCTGCTTAAGCGGGCTCTGTTCGGTAGTGCGACGAGCACCAAGGGTATTAGCAACGCTGCGGCATTCATCAACACTCAGATTCTGGACACGATCCCTACGGCCGGTTTCGTTGACCGCTCGTCTAGTGGCGGAACGCTTCTTGCCACTAAGACTTGGGATGCCGGAACGGACAAGTGGGCGGCTCTCACTGAAGTTGCCCTCAGTGTGGGCGCTGAACTGTTCTGCGACGCTTACGGCACGTTCGTGCTCGCTGACATCCCGTCCGTCAAGGACTCAAACCCCACGGTCGTTTGGGACGTGTCTGCGGGTGAGTCTGGCGTGATGGTGTCGGCTGAGCAGTCGCTTTCGAGTGACGAGGTTTACAACCGGGTCACTGTCGTTGGTGAGAATTCCGAGGACAACAAGCCCCCGGTTTCTGCAACGGTGTCCATCACGGATAGCACGGACCCGCTGAGGTATGGGGGACCGTTCGGCAAGGTAGTCAAGCGGGTTTCTTCGAGCCTCGTCACGACCGACTCTCAGGCCAACGCTATGGCGCTTGCGCTTCTGCGTAAGGGTCGCGCTCCGAACCGTTCGGTCTCTGTGTCTGCGATCCCCAACCCTGCGCTAGATGCGGGGGATTGGATCCGTGTGGACTACGGTCCGGGCATCCTGCCTGAGCTTCACCTTGTCAACGCCTTTGAAGTTCCGCTCTCGTCCGATGGGGGAGCGTTCACTATCGACACCATCGGCGGACGGGACGAGGACGCGTAATGGCGGCTGTAGACAAGCTACTTGGTGCGGCGGTGCAGTCCGTGAAGACTTCCGGGCTGCTTGAGTCCATGGCTCGTATGGGTGTGGTCTCGGCTGTCAACTCCGATGGCACGGTTGATGTTTCGCGCGCTGCGGACGTGTTCCCTAGCGTGCGACTTCTGACCGGCTATGCGAGCCCCACGGTTGGGGACTCCGTTCAGATGGTTAAGACCATGGGCGGTTGGGTCTGTGTGGGCGCCTACCAGACGGCTACGCCTGACCCTCAGTGGGTCTCTGCCTCGCTCGTGAGCGGATATACGAACAGCGGAAATAGCAACGGAACCGTTCAGTACCGGCGGATTGTCGACCACGGATCTACGTTCATTGAGTGGTGCGGCGGCATGTCGTGGGCTACCTCCGGAAGCCCTCCGAATGGTGGTCAGTTCTTCACCATGCCTTCCGGCTTCCGTCCGCTGTCTAAGCGTTCTGTCTCGGCGGCTGCCGGTGGTGTCGCCACAAAGATTGATTTCAACACTGACGGTGGTTGCGTGATTA